AATGTCACCTTCTGTCATAGAACGTATCATTTATATTTATATCCTTCTTGACCTTATGTGGTAGAACCCTTCCCACTCAGCATTCTGGAATGCACATGGTAAGTAGCTATCTGAGGTTACAGATATATTCACACGGTCATTTTTTGATTGGACAGGGAAACGGAAAGTACCATCAGAAAGTATTACATCTTCAATAGTAGAACTAGCTTGGTTAAGAACCACTCCTGTAAACTCGTATTCGTTGGTGGTTCTGGCTTCTGGAGTAACCTGTATCTTGAAGAACCCTGTGTCTTCATAGTTTACCCTCATAGTCCTTAGTTGAAGTCTTCCTGACTGTACGGACTGAGTTCCTTCCTTCTCTCTAACGTGTTGGGTAGAGAACTGATAAGTCATGGTATAAGGTACACCTACAATCACTGAAGAAGCACTGTAGTCTCCTGTGGCTGCAATCGTAGAGGTAGTAGGTCTGGTAGTTGAAATATCTACACCTTTACGGTTAGACCAACTTCCTGACTTAGCTACAACCATTGTCCCATCATAGACGTAAGGAAGTGTCCAAGTTGTTATGTTTGTTCCTGCATTGTATGAGCCTGTTAGAATGTTCTTTCTATCGGCTCTGACGTTAAAAGTAAGTCCTGTGTCATTAGGATATTGTAGCTTTACTTTTTCTACAAACACCCCATCAGACCTACTTATAACTAAGTACAATTCATTTTCTAAAATATTTATATCTAGTATAGATGTCCCTGTAGCAAACTCCCATGTTGACCAACTTGATTGAAGCTTCTGAGCACCGTCAGTAAACCATTTATAGATGTAAAGCTTTCCTCTATTTTCTGAAGATAAACATACAAGAATATCCTCATTACTAGATGTGGCTAACTTAGTAATGTTCTTAGGTACATACTTAGGAACGTGTGCAGTAACTTCTAAGGCATCTGTAATAACTGTGTCAGATTGAACATAATATTCCCTGACACTAGAGAAGTCTCCTTTCCTAGAGACAAAGAATAGATAGTTTCCTGCCCCAACTGGAGCAACACTTGTATCATTTTCAAATTCTGTACTAGGAATAATAGAGATAGTCTTAGGGGTTAGTGAACCTAAGTTCTCAATAGTAAACTGTGTAGTATCTGCAAAGAGTGTTAGTGACTCGTTGAAAGGTATAGCGTGTTTTAGTAAAGATACTTTAGTGTGGGCTACTGATACATCTATAGGAGCTTCATCTAAAAGAGTTGTAACTGTCTTCGGAAAGAACCTTAAAAAGTCTCCTGCAGCACTCATTACAACATTTTCATCTGTAATAAATCCTAGACGGTTCTTATAGAAGAATATATTAGATAACTTCTTAGTAACAAAGGATGGGAAAGGAGCAGAAGTAGAGTCTCCTACAATTCTGTTTCCCCATGTATTTTGTTGTAAAGTAAAATTAAATGTTCCTGAACTACTAGGCACGATAGAATAAGGCATAGTAGAATAGTCTAGTTTGTATGTCTCAGCAGGTTTTACTGTTTCCTCGTAGGTATTTGCACTTAATGCTTTAACATAATATGTATCAAAACTATTTGTTTCAGCACCTATAACCTGATACAAGTTACCTGTGGAAGCATTAGTAGGAAGGTCTGCAAATTCTTGGTAGTTAGTTCCTTGTAGCGAACCACTTACTACAGCACTATCTGCAGTAACTGTCTTAGTTTTATTTAGAACAAATGTGTAGTCAGCAACAGTTATAAACTGAAGGTCATTTGCAGGGTCAGTACAATATAAGTATTGGAGGTTAGTTGAAGAAGCATTCACAGTGACTGCACTACCACTTAAATCAAAAGCACTGATTGAAGCAGATGATGAAGTAGCCTGAACAACTAAAATATGTTGAAACCCTGCTCCTCTATCTACAACGTGAATTGCAGCGTTACTTACTACACTGTTAATAATCTTCGCAACGTGCTCTGTAGGAGGTCTTTTAATAAGCCCATCAATAACACTTGATAAAGCATTTATTTGACTTTCTCCCTGTGTCACCTGCCTAATGCTTGAAGGCTGTTGACTTACCCCATTTAATAGGTTTGGAATACTTGTACTTACGAGTGCCATATTAATGCCTCACTGCTCTACGAGGTGCTCCCCTACTTATAATCTTAAAAGCATCATAGTTGTCTGTTAGTATGTTGTTATCTTCGTTTAACTTCTCTGCTCTTTCAAAGGCAACTAATGCCTCTCTTTCATCTACTTCTGTAAAGGTTGCTAATCCATCAGAACCCATAAATCTACCTTGAAATCTTCTTGCACCTTTTACTGTGATGTAACGTCTAGCGTGTTGAGGTAAATCATTAAAATCTAATAGAAGAACCATGTCTACATAGTAAGTTCCTGAAAAGGATGTATAACTTCTTTCTTCCCTGTCATACAAACGGTTACCTCTTTGTACTACATCTACGTCTTTACTGCTCCCTACTGTGTCAATCCTTGCACAGTTATTAGGAACAATTATCTCCCCATCTACGTTTGGTGTAATGGGGTAATTAATCTCTGTGTTTGAGTGTAGACCCTGTGCCTGTATGTCTATTGATGTTTCATTTAAAATTGATTGTGCTAGTGATACATCTACCAGTGAAGGGTCGTTTAAACTTGATACAGGAGATTCACCGATAGCACTCAACATTATATTAACTGCTTCTAACTCTGTAGTAGGTGTTAATGCCATGATAACTCCTTATCCATTCTGTGACCTATTCGCACTTTTTGATTTAATGCGTAGGTTAGCTATACTATTGTTTGAAGGGTTTCTGTCTTTGTGGTGTACGTCTTTACCTGCTACAGCTTTTGAACCCTTTTTCTTCTTTATCAATGCCCTTGCAGTATTCCTAGAAGCTCTGTTCTTCTTTTGTTCTGGTCTGCTATGGTAATTGTCATACTCTTTTCTGTAATTTCTTCCAGACATTGCTAATCCTTAAAACGTAAAAAAAAGCGATAACCCAATTAAGAGCTATCGCTTTAATGTTAAATTTAAGCAGTCTGAATTTGAACTGCAGCTTCTGGACGTAGAACACCATGACCCATAGCGTACTTCGCTACCATTAGTGTACCTTGTCTACGGATGTCGTACTCAGACTCCACAGCCAAATCCATAAGCTTAACCGTACCAACAGCAGATGTGTGGGCAATAATCGCAGTAGTATTAGAAGCGTTTATTACTTGTGCTCCACCTGCACCACCTGCATCAACACCAGTACCTGTAATATTAGCAGTAGGTAGGTGAGGGGTTTTGATAAGATTGATACCTGCCAACTGTGGGACTGTACCTTCAGCGATAGAACCTCTTCCTGAGAAGTCTACATTCACTGCGTTGGTAGCGTTAGCAAGTAGGTAATATTGTTCAGGCTTCAGGAAGCAGAATCTTCCTTCAGATGGAACATAAGCATCATCAAGAGCTTCGGCAGCATCAAAGATTGAAGCAATCAATGAGGTCGCAGAGGTGTTTGAGTCAGTATCAGTAATAATAGTACCTGAAGCGTAACCTGAGTCACCTACGTTTGCTGAACCTGCAGCAGCTTGAAGCATTGTTTGAAGAACGTGCTTATCCATTTGGAAAGCCAGTGCTCTACCCATTTCGGCAGAGTAGACACTTCTCACATCATAATGGTTTTTCGCTTCCATTATGTTTGCAATGAAGTGGTGTGATATTAGAAGGTCATTAATTGTAATGACTTTCTCGTTGTGGTTGAGGGCAGTTCCTACAATCTCATTACCTGCAGTGTGGTATGAGGCAGAACTTCTACCCATAACTGGGAACTGTGCCGACTTTCCTGAACTAATGGTTCTCACCATTTGTTTATCAGAAGTCACAGTTGCTTGTTCGAAACTGGTTAGGACTTCTCCTGCAAATACCTTTAGAAATAGGGCATCAGCCGTACTTGCATTATTGACCTTACCAATATCGGAGATGGTCGCATTCGCCATATAATAGTCTCCTGTGTTAAGTTAAAATTAATATTGGTGTCTCCTGTCAACAAACATTACTCGCAAGGGTATTCTCCTCAGAGAGCCTAACTTTACTTTTGTATTGGAAACGAGAGCATCCTGAGTAGGATGACTACATTACTGCCTTACTTCTTGAGAGCTTCTTTTGAACTGCATCTCTAAAAGCAGGGTCTTTGTGGTATTCTGGTTTAGCCATGTCTTTAGTAACCTGTGCCCAACTTTCGTAGGCTTCTACAGATGATGAGGCTCTACCTGTAACAAGGTTAGGTTCTACACCACCATTCATTTTAAACCTAGACATTAAACCATCTATAGCAAGACGAGCTTCAGCTTGATTACGAGAAGTTATAGACTTGTTAAAAGCCTCTATCTCACCTTCAGCTAGATTATCAGATGCCCATTTAGACATTTCTTGATAAGTCTCTTCTCCTCCTGCAAAACCATAAATTTCATTTAAGTATTGATTACCAAGTGACCGTTGCCCTGCAACATAAGAGTCAACCATTTCTTTAGGTATTCCCTTACTTTCCATCTCTTTATAAGTTTCTTCGGAAAGCCCATCATTTTCAGCAAATTCTTTACTTATTTTATCAAAGTCTAAACCTGCGTTTTCGACTACCTCCCTAGCATTTTCACTAGATACTTCCTCAGAAGTTTCAGTAGATTCAGTGGCAGGGTCAGAAGACTCCTGACGAGACTGAGTAAACTTTTTCTCCAGTTCTGTATATGCTTTGGAAAGGTCTTCACCAGACTTAAACTTTTCTGGAAGCCATTCAGGACGTTCTTCAGTGGTACTAATATTTTCTTCACTTGGTTTATCACTCCCTGTAACATCACCTTCCATTTGTACTTGTTCAACCATTAGCTAACTTACCTTTTTGAATTAAGTTACCGTTAGCTAGTTGATACTTCTTACCAATCTCAGCCTTTTCTGCACCTTCCCACTTGGGGTATTTAGGTTCGCTTACTTTTTTGGCTTCTTCGGTTTTTTTGGTTTCTGGTATTTTTTTGTCATTCATTACTGTACCTGTGGTTGTTGTTGTTGATTTCCTTTAACAACTTCTTTCATTACAGCAGGTGCAGCACTTTGTATCATGTCTTGTGTTTGTTGTTGCTGTTGAGCTTCCTGCTGTTGTTGGAGTTCAGCTTGAAGTTGTTCTTCAGTCTTAATTAAACCAATCGTATCAATCCCATGCCCTGTAGCTAATCGTGCTACTAGGTCACCGAAATTAATTCTTTGTATGGTTTCAGGACTTACATTAGCTAGTTGAACTAAATCAATTACATACTCTCGTAGCTTCTGTAAATCGTTACCTCTTCCTAGAGCTTCTACACCTGTAACAATCACTGGTGTAACTGTGCCTTTAGGAAGTTTAGGTATCTTCTGACCAGACTGCATCTTGTCCATAAGTATATTTACTAAAGGAAGTTGCAGTTCTTGGGAAAGAATTGAGTAAACTCCACCAAGAGCAGACTCTAATTCTTGAGCCATATATCTAATCTCTTGGGCAGTTACCCTTTCAGCATTCCGTTGGATGGCTGTATTAAGTAAGAAAGCATAAGCTAATCTTTCTTCTATTCTTGATACTGTCTCCAGTACCACCCTCATGTCAGGAAATTTATCCGTCTGTAATACCTTAACATCGTCTGGTTGTCCTAGTATTACGTCACCGTTCTTAGACTGTGCTAAGTCTCTTCGCTTGACTGAGGCATTAGGACGAACAAGGAATACTAGCTTTGCACTTGCAGCAGCAGCTTCCACTAGGGACTCAGTTAAACCTTCTAAGGATTTAAGGTCACCTAGATATTCTTCTACAAAAGAACGTCCATAATCTTCGTTATCAAGATGTACCATTCTTAATGCTACCCAAGGAAGTAAGTCATTCTTGTATCTTCCATCAGAGTTAGGAACTACTTGTCCCTCTACTTCTTGGTAAGCATAATAGTAATCTTTATTTTCTCTCTCTATTTTAGTGTAAACTTTTACATCTTTTTCTGACGTATAATCTATACCGTCTATTCCTTCAGGTAGTGTCTTAGGAGAAACCAGTTCTTCTATAATGATTTCTAAGAGTTCACCTGATGGGTCACGCTTAACGACATAGCTAGATAAAGGGAAAACCCTTAGTCCCCCTTTTTTTGGGAGGTGTATAAGTACGTTACCACCTATGATAAGGTGCTTGAGTGCTTCAAAGACATATACTCTTAAAGCCCTGTTCTCAATCTCACCCATAACTTCACGTTCAACTAGGGCAAGTCCTTGTTCTATCTCTGCTCTTAACTCACCTTCAGCATCCAACTCAACTTTAGTTTTAGTATCCATTGCTAGACGGAAGAAGGGGGAGTTTGGAGGAAACAATAATAACATTAGTTTTGAAGCTAAGTTATTAACCCCTCTAGCCCCTATACTTTGAAAGGGCTGATATAAGTCTGTAGCTGAACTAAAACCTTCTGGAGTAATTAGAGAAGGTAAAGTTAATTCGGAGCATTCTCTGGCTCTATCTAAGTATATTTCCCTGTCAGTAGCTAGTTTAGTGTATCTCTTGGCACAGGAAATATTTTCTTGCATATTTTAAATCCTAACTTGCTATATTAACACCAGTTTGAGCGTTCATACCTCCAACTGAAGTCATATTTTTTGGAGATTGTTTTGCAATTTTAAGCAAATCCATACCCTTTTTACCTTTTTGATATTTATTAGCTACCAATAATGGTGTTTCAGGGTTTTCCATAGCCTTTATTTTTTCCTCAAAAGTTTTCTTTTCTTCGGATGCTGCTTGTTTAGTTTCTGTTATAGATTTTGTATAAGCATCCTGTGCTTTTGAAGCACTGTCATCAGCAAATTTTTTGCTAACTACAGCAGTGCCAACTGTAGCTAGAATAGCTGCTGTTATTGGGTCACACATCTATTCCTCCATGTTATTAGGGTCTTCTGTCCTACGCTTAAGTTCTAATAACCAAGTAACAACAGACCTTTGACCTGCTCTAAACCATACTTCCCTATCGTCCCATTCTAAATTGGCACATTGTTCAGGGAAAATATCATCTAGTATATTTATTAATTGAACTACATCAGTAGGTAAGCTTAAATATTCTACATTTTCTTTTGTTGACATTTTTTAGTCCTCTTATATGCACCCTATTACTCACAACTCTTCTGTCCAGTATCAGGATTTATGAAACAAGCTTCTGCTTTTTCTTCTTTTACTTCGTTCAAAACACCATATCTTTTTCCATCGGCACGGAAGGTAGTTATTCCTTTGCATCCTGTTTTCCAAGCATCATAGTAAAGGGTTTTAAATTCATCGTAAGTTACATCAGAACCTACGTTACAAGTCTTAGAGACTGCACTATCTATGTACTGAGAAGTTAGAGATAAAACTGATAAGTGCTCTTTGGCAGATATTTCATTTGCAGTCCTACCACTCACTCCTTTTGTGTAAGCATAATCCTCCACCCTCTGTACTTGATGACCATCAAACTGTTGTATGGTTCTGTCGTAGTAGAGAGAGAAGGGAGGTTCAATCCCTGAAGAAACATTGTCTGCAGTCAGAGAGATTGTCCCTGTAGGAGCGATGGAAGTTAGGTGGGAGTTTCTAATTCCCTGTTCCTTTATCTTATCCTTCACCCAATCACTTAAAGTAGAAACAAACTCTCCATTCATGTATTGGTACTCATCATAGAGAGGGAAAGAACCCTTCTCAGATGCCAAATCAGAGGAGGCAGCATAAGAATAGTCTCTGAGGTTTTTCAAAACTTCCTCAGTAAACTCCATAAACTCTGGAGAGGCATAAGGTTTTCCACACATCTCTGCAGCATTTGCCAAGCCTGTTATACCTAGCCCCATTCTCCTCTTGTTCTTGGCTTCCTGCTCTTGCTCTGGAAGTGGGTATATAGTTCTGTCAATGACATTATCCATAGCCCTGACAACGGTATAGATGTCACCAGTAAATCTTCCATAATCAAACTTATCTCCTGTAACATACTTAGGTAGGTTGAACGAGCCTAAGAGACACGCACCAAAGGGAGGGAGGGGTTGCTCACCACAGGGATTGGTAGCCTCTATGGTTTCACAGTAGTAGAGGTTATTCTTCTTGTTGATGGTGTCAATGAACAGAACTCCAGGTTCTGCCCAGTCCCAAGTGCTCCTCATAATCATATCCCAAAG